CGGATGGCTTTAATATTTGCATTGCCAACAACGGCGTTATTTGAAATAATTCTGATATGCTCCGCAAGGTCGATTTTAGCTTGTAGATTTTCACTGTCAACCGATTGTATTAAATTTTTTTTAGCAGATTGCATTTCCTGCACTTCTTTGAGAGATTTATCGGTAAAACGGGATTCTATTAAAGTAAACTCAGTATATTTGCCATTTTCTATAACCCATACAGAAGACACATTGTCCGGATTAAAAGCGACTACAGCGGTACCGCCTCGCAGGTACGATTCAGTAAACCCGTCACAATGATAGCGCATTTTATTTACTTTTAATCCTTGACGGGAGAATGTTCCCTTTGTCCGTGGTAATAGGGTCAGAGTAATCTGTTTTATATTTGTTTTGATAAGATTTGCAGATGGTTGCTTTATATTCCAATTCCATATATGGCTTGCATATGGATTTACTCTATCTGTAATCATTTCAACCGTGTAAGGGAAATTGTCTATTATCCGCTGTGAATTATAGTAAATAATGCAATGTAACACTATCTTCTCAAAATCTTCCATTGTCAAGCAGGCATCTTTTCTGTAATCGTGTGCACCCCTCTCTTGAAAATCAGGTTCAATAACTCCTTTTCCTTTCAGATGTGGTTTGTAAGTATTTTGCAATATGTCAAAAAACTTTTCTACTGCACCTTTTAACTCCGGTCTGTATGGCGGTAGATTAATAACTGTAACGCCTAATTCCGCTATCTGTTCAAAGTTTTCCGATTTATACTCACTGCCCATATCCGTAACAAGAATACCGGGTATAACACCACTACAATTCCAATCATCTTGGCTTATATCAATTCCAAATTTCTTGCAGTGTTTAGTTTTGTCGGTAACTACATTTAATATAAGATTTCGGAGGCTATAAACTCCACCCTCCCAACTTAAAGAATAGCCACAGCACAAACTACTATAAGCATCAATGCAAGCGGTCAAAATGGGTCTGCCTATTATGTTTCCGCTTTCGTTTATTAGGTAAATATCGCATATAGTAGCATCCAACATTCCGACACCAACAGCAGGAGCAAATGACTGTATGCCATCGCCTATTAACGGTCTGTTATCTCTCTGATACTTTTTTAAACCATCCCGGGAAATATAATAGTTTTGCATTTTTCTATGTTTTCGATAAAAATACCTGAATTGGTGTATCGTAGGATATCTTTGTAGTAACACACCGTTGCCATCACAATATCTTTCTTTAAGCATAAGCGTATACGCAGTTTGCAGGCTATTACGGCTCTGGTTGTAAAAATACTTGTTCAATGCCCATCTGATATTTCTTTCATCGTTCGTTAGCGGCTTTTCGTAGCAGCACTTTTTTGGTGCAAGAACACTGATATTTTGATAAACAAGATACAGCCACAAGTATTGCTTTATAGTTTGTTTACTGATATTGAAATACTGTGCCATATTACTAATGGCTTTGCAGCGGGATTTATCATCTGCAATAAATGGCAGCACACCGGAAATAGTTGTAAATTTCTTATATGCAACACAACGACTTTCGTTGTCTAACTCATCAAGAGGGAGAGGGAAAATGCCTGTAATATTTGATAAATTGTTTATGCTACATTTTTCATATCCGTCTAATTCTGTTGTGCTAATCCATTGCGGCACACTCTTTTTCGTACAATTAACAATAAGGGATTCGTCATTTTTAATTTCAAGCAGGCGTACAATATCATTATCCCTTTTTAACAACTCATTTTTCAGCATCAATAACCAGCCCCCAGTCATTAACACCACGACTCAGCCAATATGATCGCGAGGAATCCAAAAGTTTAATGGTCAATGGTTTTAACAAGTGTTTGCGAAACACACACTCGCGAACCAACAAATCACCGTTAGATTTTACGCAGAGAAAATCTGTGTTGTATTCTCCGATTTCTCCACCATCGAGGGGGATGTTACATCGTATCTCCGTAATAGTTTCGGTTTCTTCCAGTTTTTCCAAATAGGCAAGCTGAAGATCATTATAAGTTCGGCATACCTCTTTTGATTTACTGACAGATTTCTTGACACATCTACCTTTGTAATTCTTCTTAATCATAAAATCAACCTTTCTGTTTTCCCAAAAACGTTCCCAAAAACAGTATATTTTCCCCAAAAACAGCAAATTTTCCCCAAAAACAAAAGAACTTTTCCCAAAAATCAAATTTGCTATTATCGGTTTTATCCCTGAAAAGTGTTGATATTACTGCATTTCAGCCTCTTTTAAGAATAAAAGAGATTTTCCCAAAAACACACTTCCCAAAAAGCTCTATGTTTTTGGGCAAAGCTCTTTATCACCCACGATGCGAGAATCGCTATCAACACCGTCTCCGCAAATAATGTGTATAAAATCGCGTTTTTATTAACAGAAATGCAGTATTATCAAGGTTTCTCTATGTTGTTCGGGTAAAAAAAAGACCTTGCAGAATTGCTTCCACAAGGTCTGAAAATGATATTTAATTTTGCATTATTGTTGATAAAAGGGTTTACCCCTTAACATAGTATAGACCTTGTATGTATATTATAACAGGTTCGTATTGAAATTTCAATAACCACAGCAGAAATTTATTTTATTACAAGGTGGATTTTATTAAGAAGATAGTTATTAATAATCCTAATTATATTTGTTATTACTCTGATGTATTAAAAAAACGAGAGTTGCTCATATTCCGATATTTCAGTAGAATATGAGGCTGTGCCAGTGCTGCCAAAACCACCTGCTCCTCTTTCCGTTTTATCCAACTCATCTACTACTGTGAAGTCAACCGGTAAATATGGCATAATAACGAGCTGCGCCACACGTTCTCCGTTTTGGAACTTCTGCGGTTCATCTGTGTCATTGTGTAGTGCCACAATAATCTCTCCACGATAATCAGAATCGATAACACCTACACAATTTGCCGGACGTAAACCCCTTTTTGTTGCGATGCCACTTCGTGCGAATATCGCACCGAAATATCCGTTAGGAATAGCCATAGCGATTCCGGTTGGCACTTTCAAAACTGAATGTGGATTTAACGTATATATATCTTCATCGCTACAAGCGTATAAATCATACCCAGCGGCATATTCAGATCCTTTTGTTGGAATGGTAGCACTATCACGCAGTTTCTTTATGTTTACATTCATTTAATTATATCTCCTATGTATTAGTGTTTATGATATTTATGGTTCTCGAATAGCTACTTGCTACTCCTTTTGGCTTATATCAATTCCAAACGCTACCCATAATCCACAATGACAAACACCCGGTTCTCCGCGTGCAACTTGATCTCTAAATTTTTTGCATTTGCATTTCGTATCTGGTGTCTTTATAATTGCGCATGGGCAGTATCCATTATTCATTTTTAAGCGTTTCTTAATCTCATTAGCATATTTGGTATCTGGGTTCTGAATTACTTTTATCATTCATTATCCTCTTTTTCTTCGTTGCATTTTACGACATATTCATTTTCATCAAGCCATTCAAGGCTAACTTCACTTAGAGTTTCATCCTGATGATTATATTCAACGACGATTGTCAAACCATCATCCCAAATCTTCATCTGATACCCATTCTGAGTGGCAATCTTTATAAACGCCGAAATATCCTCGAATAGCTTTGCTTCGTTTAAACATTTTTTATTAAGACAATCATAATACTCCATATATGAGTCTCTGCAAAACGAAATCGTATTGTAGCAGATATCAAGTCTGCGTTCGACACTGAATTTACTATCCATATTAGCTCCTTTTATGTATTAGTTAAACCACTTGACCGTGGTGGATCCAGTATATCCCTTTTCCCAGATAAACCAAGCGTATGCCTGCGCTCCGCCGTTGCAATTCTTGAAGTCTCCTCCCATTGCGCAACTTATTCTGCCGCTTGCCACATATACTGTTTTGGGTGGGTACTTATCAAATAGTGCTCTACGGGACTTACCTTCAAGAAACTGTAATCGCAAGAACATTGCTACTTTATGCCCGTCTGTTACACTTTCTATTGCGTGCTTGGCAAACTCTTTTGCGTATTTATAAGGTGGGTTTGTAACAATATCTCCGTCGAAAATCATATCAGACTTAAGGAAGTCCACCCCCCCCTGTACCGTATCCACGGTACACGAGGTCTGTAGAGGTAACATTGTATCCGTGCTCTTCGAGAACTTTGCTAAGGTGTCCAGCTCCACAGGCGCACTCCCAAACATTATGCGCAAACCGCTCAAGTTTTAACAGCAATTCCATTGCGAGCGGGTCTGTAGCATAATAATCATTCATTTCTCTATCTGTATCGCTATGGTTGGATGCGCCGAGCGTCACAAATACAGAGTGAGCATTACTTGTGCTCATTAACAAATCACCTCCGCGTATTGGTTAGGGGATGCAAGATATACTCCAAGTATGTCATCATATTTCTTCTCTTGGTTGGGTACAAATCGACCAAACTTAACGATGATGTTACCAAGCGTTTTTAGCTTATCAATCATTGATGAAACCTCACTTTTATTAAATCCTGTGTATATCACCACAGTGTCATAGCAATGATACTCTTTTCTGAACTTCGTGATAAAACCGAGTATCTCTTCAAATTGCTGGAATGGCTCAAGTCCGCCCAATACAATGGATTTCGTGATTGGGTTTTGCAGATACCTCATAATCAGTATGTCGTCTTTAATCGACTTGGCTTTTGTTTTGGCGAGAGAGCTGTTTTGGCAACAGCTCATCCCGCTCTCTTTATCACACTTGAAGTCGCAAAAGCTTGTGCAGATATACATTGATGGTGTTTTGTAGTTCACGAAATCCTCATCAACTAAACCCTTTACAAACATTAACTGTCCTCCAAGTCATCTCTGTATTTTGCCTTGAGCCTTTCGAGTTCTTCAAACCCGAGTTCTGTGAGTGTGAATACTGTATCAGTTTGCCGTCTCCCAATGCTCTCTCTTCGCTCATTGCATAATACCATCGTTCGATAGCACGTTCATCCAGCGTCTCTTGTCAAACTCTTTCTTTCGGATTTTCTGGTAGCTGCTTGTTGGCGTATAGAACCCAACGACTCTCGCGTATGTATCGGCAATAGGTTCACCGCATACTGGGCATCTCTGCTCACTGATAAACGCGTGCTTATGCTTGCATACGCTGATTTTGGTTGTAAAAGCAAAGTAAATAACACCCTGCGAAGCAACATAATTCAGCATATCCCAAGCTGTCTCTTCGTTCGGGAAGCGGTTTTCAATGTCAATATGAGCGATACAACCGCCGCCACACTTCTTATCAAACAGAGAACCGAGCCTACACTTCTCTTGGATTGTGCATTTCTCCATAAGAGGAATCCACTGGTTCGAGTAGATAAAGTATTTATTCTGCTCGAACAAAAGATTGTCTGCCTGACAAATTACACCCGCACAGTTTTCTGCAGGAATCATCTCAAGATTAAAAGTAAAGTCACACTCAAAGTTATCTTTTACATCGTTGATTACATCGAGAATCTCGGTTGCGAATTCCACCGCCTCGTCAGAGTAGCTCTTACAACCGACCTCATCTGTGTTAATAAAACCAAACAAATCCATTACTTCGTACATTCCAATACCGCCGATGGTACAGAATTGCTTCTCCAATTCAACAGCTCCGTCGCGATAATTCGGGAGTAGCCCTTTCTCGATGTTACGTTTGATAATGTGGCGCATCGACGCGAGTGCCTTACAATCAAGTGTGACTCTGTCGCGCAGGATTTTTAGATACTTTGCTTTATTCAGTTTGCTTTCGTATGCAATACGAACGAGGTTGATAGTGCTTACGCGGCAAGAACCAACGGATAATGCTGTACCACCGATTGAGTTTATGAAAGCATCGAGCTTATCCGTTTGGCTAAGCAAGCGACAACAATTTGAAAGAGTACCAACATTGTCGCTAACAAAGAAATTGCTGTCAGACCAACGCATATTGTGGTTGGAACACCACCTTGCAAAGTCTTCATCCGCAAACTTTCCTTCCACATAGAGCAGGGAGTACGTCAAGACGGGGTATGTGAACATATTGACCTCTCTGATTTCACTCACAACCTCCATAAAGGTTTTCTGGCAGTTTATAAGGTCTTCAATATGGTCAATAGCAAGTGTCCCATCCGGGAATTCGACTCCGCCAAAGAGCGCCTCAAGATATGGGCGGTCAAAAATCGAAATGTTTGTAAATGCACTTTGGTCAATTCTCAAAAATGGCTGATTTAGTCTGTAAACGAGCTTCTGAAACTGCTGCCTAAGATAGTAATCTGGGTTCTTCATGTAATATCCGTTTTCAGAATCCAATTTCCAGAAATACCAAGCCCAGATAAGGACATTCGGCATCCCAACGGCACCCGATTGGCGATTAGATAAGAAGGAAACGAATTCAATCACATCATCCAAATAGGTGGTGAGGTGTTTTGGTGCTTGGTTATTATAATTATCGAGGAAAAATAATCCCTCTTTGGCAAGTCTTGTAAAGTCGTTCGCCCAGCAGTAAGGGAAATAACTTGCCGTTGTGCTGTCGTTCAGATAAAACCCGCGACTAAACTCTTGTTCAAACCACTGCTTCGCCGTTCGGAGCCCCCACTGCTTTTTAATGGTGTCAAATATTTTACTGAGACCAAACAGTTTATCTTCACTTTTTGCTTTTTCTGTCATAAAGCTACGTATATCTTTGTGATTCGCGTTTGCGTTCGGATCAATCGTAGAATCCGCAAGCGTTGCTTTATCCACAAAGTTGTCAATGAACTCAGAGAAATCAAGTTGACTCGGGTGTAACCCGTTAAGCCACTCAAAATCCTCCCCATACTTATCCTTGAGCTCGTCTAAGCATCGTTCAAAATCTTTAGATAGTTTTAAGCGTATATCCATATGTACTCCTTTTAGTTTTTGTCGTTAATCCACTTAACAGCGGCAGAAAACGACAGTAGCTTTTCATTTATTTTAAGAACCGGAACCTGTTCAATGCCGAGCGAAAGCATTTCTTCAACCGACTCGTTCACCTTGTATTGAATACCCTTTTCTGCGAGTTTTTTCTTTAGCACTTCGCACTTAGGACACCCGGTTGAGTATAAAACAATGTTGCTAATTATGCTCACGTCCTTTCTTATCTGCGTATTCACAGACAATTTTATAAACTTCTTCCCAATTATCAGCCCTTGTTATGCCGTGTGTTTTAGTATCAAAAGCCCTATTATGTGGAGCGGTAAATAGTATCTTATAATAATTACCGCCGAAAAGATTATGTACTCCATCATCGATTAAAACATCTGCGTTAATCATTTGCTTTTGACTCGCAACAATCACCTGATCCCAGCTAATATAAGGAAAATACTTTTGTATGATATATTCATACTTTGGTTTTATGTTTCGGTAATCTGTACTTGTACACAAATACACGAAGAACCCATCGTCTATCAGCCTTTTTAAGTATTTGATTGCGTCGGGCATTGGTTCGACACCCTTCCAGAAGTCTTGCTGGTGTATTGGATAGAAAATCTCATCTGTTGTCAATGTCGGAAAGAACAAACTTATGTCCCAGTCTGTGATATCTTCATATCTTACGCTTGTATTATGGTTTGCATTCAACCAATCAATCCATGCTTTAAGCAGATACTCAATTGTGTCGTCAATATCAACAAGCA